ACACCATCCTAGAGTGCCTTAGAACGCATGGTGCGCTCGGTAAAGATGGTATTGCTAGTCTGACTAACCTAGATGGAAATCAAGTCGCTAGGAGGCTTAGTGAGATGAAAGCGTTAGGTCTAATCCAACTAACTGGTAACACAGTTAAATCAAACTCAGGAAGAAACGAAAGGGAATGGGAATGTCATACGCAGCAATCGAAATAAAAATTATCCAATGGGCAGAGGCTCGTAAGATTATCCAGTATAGCAATCCTGAGTCTCAACTACTCAAAGCAGTATCAGAGATAGGTGAGTTAGCTGATGCCACAATAAAGCATGACAGAGATGCAATTATTGACTCTGTAGGAGATGTAATGGTCTGCTTGGTTAACTACTGTGCTATACAAGATTTAGACCTTGTAGAGTGCATGGAGATAGCCTATGACCAGATCAAGAACAGAAAGGGAACTTTACTTCCTAATGGTGTTTTTAAAAAAGAATAGTCTTGTTTCTGACATAAATTTACTCTAGCATTTGATTGCAACAATCGGTTGCGTATGGAGAAAATTATGTACACATTGGAAATTAACATTGGCTGGATTGGTGAAGAAAAGATTACTGTTCATTCACATGACTTTGAAAAAGTACAGATCATTCAGGAATTTATTGAATTCCAAGAAGAAAATGGCTGGGATGTTGACTATGAAGCTATTGACGAAGTTGAAGTCGAACTTGAAGAAGATACAGAAGAAGAAGAAATCGCAGAGTAAATGAATGGGGCTTACTTGGCTAACAGGTAAAGCCCCACATTACTGAACGCATACCCGCCATATACCACAGCCATAGAGGGATTTCCTCTGTAGAGTTGTTCAGCAGCGATATAGGCATAAATTGCCCCTGTAAGGATAATTAACCAAGAACTCATATGATTTAAGTGTTAATTGCCCTTGTAAGGACTAAAATTCGCTCACATCAATCACTTCACCACGAAACTGGATATGTCCTTCACTAAACGAATGGACTAGCTCAGGCCAGAGCAATTCACCATTGAAAAAGGTCAGCACAGCAAATCCTGACCTGTGATTAGATGGATTTAATTCAGCATAAGTAAACTGCGCTCCATCTGGCTCGGCTAATGTTCCTGTATCAACACCAAATCGTATTCCGTTATAGTCATTGTATGGGGTAACTTTCAAAGAGTGCAGATGTCCTGTCACCATCGAAACTCCGCTTGAAAGCGCATTGTTATGCGTAGCATGAACACCACCCTTATATCGGTGCTTCACAATCACTTTAGATGTAGGCCAGCAACCCCAGCAGAACTCCCAATCAGGGATATGGTCAGTTATCTTAAATCCAAGTACATCTTTATATTGAGGTGCGTGTTGTGCAAGTCTATTTGCAAACCTTGCATCGTGATTGCCCCAAGTGTGAATTAGGCGCACGTTATGACGTTCAGCTTTGGCTCGTTCTTCAATCTCACCTAATGAAGCCTGAGTAGCCTTTAATTCCTGTAAAACAGTTGTAGCTGGTTGGTCAGTTGGGTCATGTCGGCTTATAGACGCTCCATCGAAAGAGTCACCATTAGCTATCACCGCTACTGGTTTAAGAGCCTCAATAGCCCATAGAAGCCCTTTAAATGCCGTAGAACGCTCTGATGGAATGAAGTGAGCATCTGAGAAGCACAGTACTACCCCGTCAAGTATACCAAGGTCAATTTGCTTTAGTGGCGAGTAAGATGCTTGCCTAGTATCGTGCATATACCCTCTAGGGTCAGCACTAAACAGCTTGATGTTGTATTCTAGTTCTATGTTGCGTCTTCTGTTATACGCATTACGAGTAGCAATACCTAATGCTCTCGCTACTTTTGTAGCAGACTGATGTTGTTCCCATAAAGCAATGAACTCATCATCTGTGCAAGTTTGATTATGCGAGGCCATTAGAATCCTTTAAGAGTCGTTCAAGTAAGTTAATCACTCTATGCTCTTGCTTGTCTATATCATCTTGCGAGGATTTAGGGTCTTGAGCCGCTGTCAAAAGATCGTGCAGCATCACATGAAGTAACTCGTGTAATGCTGTGCAATCAAGGGATTGATGGGTTATTTTTTCTGCACCAAAGTCACCAAGTCGGTAAACAGCAAGTCTTGCGGCCTCGTTAAACTCTACAGAGGCCATTGCTTGTTTGGCAGGTTTTAACCCTTTTTCAATTCTCCAATCCCCAAGGTTTAAGACTTCTTGCCACTTCTTTACACATTGTGCAAAGTATTGTGCGTCTTCTATTGTGGGAATATTTGGCATAGGCGAGACATTAGACTGTGTTTATGTCAACTTTATTAAACAAATGGTCTAGTGCCTGATTTATCAATAATAAGTGCTTGCTTTCTTGGTTTAGCGTCAACAGTATTAGGAATACTCAGATGAGTCCACCTGTCGAACTCTCTTATGACTTGGTCAAATTTTAGGTCTGATGCAATGATTGCTCTAACTACTTGGTCTGGTGTTAATTGAGGAACTCGGATGTCCACAGCACAACCAATCCGATGCTGACTGCTATCTTTAGAACCCACAGCATCATTGACTTGCTTAGACCTGAAAGCTGAGTTAACCATGATTGGCTTTCCACCAAGGGCTTCTTTAACATCCTCAAGGAACTCTGCAAGGCGTTTGAGGTTCTCGAGTTCTGCATCATTTGGCGTATTATCATATTCACGATGATCTGTATGCGTTAGTTCTTCAAGAGAAAAATGTTCAGTTAACTTCACTTTTTATCCTTTAACGCTTGGATTTCCATGTTCTTATCTTTTGAGCCTTGTGAACTTCCACGATGAAAATTAAGGACTGTGCCACTCATTGTGATTAAAGAACCCAAAGCCATGTATACAAGCTCTTTGTTGGCCTCTGGAACGCCCTTCATAAAGGCAAACCAAGCAAGGAATATGGTAGCCGCCACAATACCTATATCAAGCGCATAGGCCGTGTTTTTAGCCAGCCATGACGCATTGGTTGACTCTTGAACCTTTGCGTTCATATCTCTTGCGCTGTCGGTGTTTGCGTTATTCAACTCCAACAACTTAGTGTCGTTAGCCATCTTTGCTAATTCGCCATCTTGGGCCAACTTGGTCAACTCCAATTGAGCCTTGGCTTTCTGCTCTGGGTCAGGAATGAGCTTGTCGATGAGCTTACCGCCCACGTTTAGAAGTGCATCTAGTCCAATCATTTCTTATCCTCAGTTTGATTAAGTTTGATGCCTGACAAGAAGCCAATCATGCCTCCAATCAAAGTAGAAAATGCTGGGCTAATCATCTTGAAGATTTCAGCGTTGTCCACCTCTTTAGCCCACAGGCCAAGCATAAATGAAACAACCATAGCCAAAACAGAAACGCAAAGCGTAATGCTGACCATGAATGTTACATAAAACGTCAATTTATCTTTGGTGTTTTCCATGTTGCCCTCATACGAAGATTCTGAAACGTCTGGTATCGTCAAACGACCCAAGCTCAATGGTGTTTTGTTTGCCTCGTTTGTTGTAAAGCTCCACTTCCATTTCTTCAGTAGCCTTAACTTGTTTATGGCACTCAAGCGCAGCTTTATATTCAAGCTCAACTCGCTTACAAGCCTTTTCAAACGCAACAGATTTAGCATCATATGGTGTAGGGTGAACTAGCGGATACCATTTATCTAAGGTAATCACTTCTTTTCTCTTTCTATTGCCCTTGAGTAGTAGTAAAGAACTTTGCCCCTCATCTCAGCACTATCTGCAACACCAGCCCAAGCAGCTAGGTTATTCCAGATCAATACCAGTTGTTCAGATGAACAGTTATCACCATTTGTGGTAAGCCATTCTGACAATCTCTGATGTCTCTCCGATGGGTTTCCCAGCCAACTCAGAGCGTAGAAGTCGGAAACTGTGCAAGGTACTTTTGCACTCACCCAAAAAACAAAAAATAGAAATAATAAAATAAGCCATTTCACATGACCTACTTTTTAATCAAGGTCTGCCAAACAGCACCAGCAGCCATCACTAAGCCAGCAACCCACAAAATAGGTTTAGCAGCAGAAGCAACCCAGCCAAGCACTTTAAAAGCACCTTGGAGGGCATCTAAAGCCTCTACAAGACCTTTTGTATTCTTGTCTATAGTATCTACCTTAGTTTCGACTGCAACGAGCCTATCGTAGATTTGCTTGTGGGTAACTTCTTCCATGATTACTCCGTGTCTTTAGGTAACTGTGCTTCAGCTTGCTCTTTAATTTTGAGAATCAAAGGCCATACACCTGACTTGCTTGGTAGTTCTCCAAGAGTCTGCAAGATAAAGTTAATCTCGTTTACTTCAAACTCTAGCTTCATGCTTGACCCCAAGGTGTACCAGTAGCTTTAACAGGATTCTTCAGCAAAGCAATCTGAGCCGCCAAAGAAGCCTCTGTCGCTGACTTGTCAACAGCGTTCCACACCCATTCCAAAACAGTAGCTTCTGTTAGGTTTGCGTAGGGTACGGCAGGAGTGCCTTCAGGCCATGAGACTGTTGCGTAGGCAGAGGCAGAGTGTTCTCCATCTACTGTTGTTGCTGTCCAATGGGCGGTTGTGACAAAGCCTGTAGCTACGTCACGATCAAGGGTTGAGATTTTCCAAGTGGTAGTCATAATTTTCCTTATTTAGATTCAAGTTGTGCAACACGCTGGCGCAATGATTGAACTTCCTTGACCAACATTGGCACAAGTTTGGAATAGTCCACAGCCATCATTTCGTCTGTGTCAGTTGGTTGGTGTACTGCTTCTGGCGCAACAGTCACAAGTTCTTGAGCAATAAAACCAGCACGTTGATGTGAGCCATTTGACTTCCAGTCATAACTACGCACTTGAATGGAATCAATCACGCTACCAAACTCAGGAGCATCAACAATGTTTTCTTTCAAACGCTGGTCAGAAGTTACGTTGTAAAGAACACCAGTATTTGAATTATTTGTAATTGTTCCGTAAGTTGTTCCACCAGAAGAACCAAATACCATATAGGCAGAACCACTAGCATTTGCTGTATCTCTAATGTTTATGCCTTGCTCAGAACTTCCATTGTATTTAACAGAAAATTTACCAGCCCCATTTTGAGATGTAGTGTTTAACAGCAAGTTACCGCTTGAGTCTATACGTGCAGTTTCTGATCCGTTATTTTCAAAAATAGTTGGAGCATTTTCTTTATTAACAAAATACAACCCACCAGTTGTGTCCACTCCAATAAATGAACCATCAGTAGATGTTTGACCTGTGGTTGAATTACAAAGGTGAATTTGTGCTCGATTGTTAGTTCCAGCACCATAAATCTGAATAACTCTATTGTCAGACGCTTGTCCTGTTGCTGATGTTGTTCCTAATGCCAAATTCCCACTAGCATCCAGAGTCATTGCCTGAGTAAAGGTAATGGCGTTTCCTGCTGTGCCTGATGGGGCGTTGTACCATTGGTGTTGTCCATTATAAAAAGCGTACCGAACAGCACCCTGTGAAGAATTTTGATACTTCCATGCACCAGCACCACTATCGTATGCGTTGCCATAAATATCTAATGAAGTGCTTGAATATCCAGTAATTGAACCACTTGCAAATTGCAATGCTCTATAAGAACCACCCCAAGAACTAGGAGTAACTCCCAAGCCTAGATTAGTACCATCAAACACCATTACAGAACCGCTTGTAAGAACTTTAGAGCCGTTTAAATAAGGAACTCCGTTAGCAGTACCCTGATTAAGCGTTAGGCTTCCAGATGAGCCAATAACATAAGCCTCATTAGATGTACCAGACTGCCAGTTCTTCAGTTGAGCCATCAGATCACGAATGGCATCGTTAATTCCAGATGGAGCGCATCCCTCTGCAATATTGATAGAGTTAATATCTGTGTTACTAGCAGGGGTGCTAGAGAAGTCACTAATTTTTGTCTTGGGCATATTATTCCTTTAGGGGTTAGCCATTCCAGTTAAATCAATTTTGTAGCTTAGATCAGGAGCAAGACCTAATAAACCTTGTGGAGATGCAGAATACATCTGAGTAGCTTCTGCTGGAGATGCCATATAGTTTAACAAAGGATCAGTAATATTCATACGCTCATAAAAGTTCTGAATAGCAGGACTTAAATATGCTTTAGTAGCCAATGCTGGGAATCCAAGCGCAGCCGCAGTAGCAGCTATTGGAACACCAGCAGCAGCAGTACCTCCAATAATTCCAGCCAGTTTTGCAGGGCCAGATGTAAGCATTTCTTTCATTGTTGTTCTCTCACTTGTCTGAGAACTTCCAATCTTAGGCTTCAAAGCAGATTGAGCAACATCAGCCAAGGCCACAATAGCACTAGCTGGCTCTTGTCCAAAGATATTTGGCAATGTAGAAGGAGACTTTTCATCAGTCTTAATTAGATTCTTACCAAACTTAGTAATATCTAAATCACCAGCATTGTTTAATGAGCCTAACTTTAAGTCAGCTAATACACCACGAGCTAACATCAATTTACCATCTTCATCTAGCAATGGAATTATTTTCTCAGCAGCACCACTCTCATTGTTTGCTATGGTCTTAACAATTGTTGAGTCTTTAGCATTTGAGAAACGCTGATTTAAGTTAACCGCATCACCATAAGAAGAACGCAAATCCTTGAGCTTTGTAACCTCTGCATCAAGACCTTGGTTTTTGAATGTAATATCTCGTGCATCATCTAGCGTATCACGCAATTGTCTAAAAGCGTCACCAATCTTAGAGCCACGCTTTTCATAGGCTAAGTCACCAAATAGCTTACGCTGATCTTGGTAATCAGAACCAGAGATATAACCCTTTTGCTCGTAACCCTGATATGAATACTCAGGAACTCCAGAGTCAATCAATTGCTGACGAATATTGTCACTAAACTGTTTATAGTTAGCGTTTGTTGGTTGCAATCCAGCTTGGTCTAATGCAGCTTGAACTTGTCTGTCTAGTGCCTCATTCTTAGCACCAAAGTAGAACTCCTCAAAGCTCTTAAACAATGGCTCTTTTCTCATTGATGGGGGCAAAGAATTTAACAATTCTCTCGCTTTCATAATTCCTGATCTAAAGTTAGGAACTTCAGCTAAAACAATATCAGACTGAGATGAAACATTTTTGATTGTTTCTCCAATGCTATTTACGTTTCTATCAGCAGCCTGTCTAACAGCCTTTGCGCCACCAGAGAACGCTACATCAGGTGCGCTTGGCATACCGCCAAACATATTAGCAATCTGATTTAGAATCTTCTCTGCATGATCTGCTTGAAGATTAAACTTCTTAGTAAACTGAGAAGATGAGAACGGCAATGTAGAAGCAACAGCCTCAAACAATTGAGAAGTTTTACCTCCACCAGCCTGAGCAGGTGTTAAGCCTAACTCATCAGTAAAACCAAGAACTTTAGCCTTTCCAGCCATAGCCGCATTACGTTGATCTGCAAATGTCAAAGGCTCTGGAGTTCTAACTTTAGTTTGCATACCCATAGCACCTACTGGAATACCAGCCGCCATTCCAAGAATGGATGCAGGAATATCACCAATATAAGGTTGCGCTTTTTCTGCTACCAATTGACTTGTTGCTCCAGCAGGTAATGCTGTTGCTAATTGCTGTGCAGGATTAACAGCCATACGAGTAGCAATCTCTCTAGCTATAGGAGTAGTGGCTTGTCTTGCAATATTAGGCAATGATGCTACTGCCGCACCTGTGCTTCCTAAAGCACCAAAACCAGCCTCTACCATGCGCTGACCTGTTGTCTCAGGTTGTGCAACACCAGCCTTAGTCATACCTTCTTGGATAGTCTTAGACAGCATTTGCAAACGAGGCAAGTCTTTACCAGATAGCTTTTCGCCACCAATCATAATCATATTAATGAGTGCATTAAGTGCATCACCAACAGGGACAGCCATAGAGCCAGCAAGTTGACCATATGGGCCAAGAGGTGTCAATGCGGCAGCACCAATCAATGGCGAAGCTAACCCACGAGTTGCAGCACCAGCATATTTAATAGAAGAATCCTCAGAACGACCTGCTCGTTTAGTACCCATTTGTGGATAGTAACCAAATGATGCAGACTCAGCACCTTTTGGCATTATCTTTAAAGCCATTCCATCACCAAAAATCTCATCAAACTGAGATGCCGTTTCTGGATGTGATTGCAAATAAGCAATATCTTTTGCTGTTGGTTTTTCCATATTTATCTCGCGTAAGGATTTGCAGATGGGTCTGGAGGAGCAATAAACTTAAATCCACGCAAACTCTTATTATTTTCGTAGAAATAGTTTTCAGCCTGTTCAGCATAAGATTTAGCTTTTTGTGATAGATATTGAATATCTTTAATTGCAGCCTCTTTTGATGACAATGAAACAGTAGGATTAGCCAAATCACCAACAGCCTTATCGTATCGTTTAGCATCAGCATCAGATGTTGGGCCACTAAACTTAGGTGTATTCAAAGCCAAAGATTGTGACAATGTAGCTAATCTATCATTTGCATCTTTTGCTTCAGTACTAATACCAAGTGCGCCAGCAACATTCTTAACACCAGCCTCTAAACGCCCACCATAAGCCTGCTGTAATAGTGGTGCTGCTCTCATAGCAACAGAAGACATATTGTCAGCTTTGTTGGCTTCTTCTTTAGCTTTTGTAAGAACATCAAACTCTTTCTTCTGAGAATAAGAGAATTGTTCTGGTTTATTAGCTTCCGATGCTTTTCTAATCTCAAGTAATGCTGCTGTATTTTGAGCCTGCAATTGTTTATATTCTGCTGACTGAGCAAGACCTTGCTCTTGCAATGTACGCATAGCTTTTTGATTTGCTTCAGTAGCAGCTCTTGCAGCATCAAGACTTTCCTGAGATTGTTTAAATTGCTGATTTCTACCAACAGCATCAGATATTTCTTTTACTCGTTGGTCAGCTTTCTCAGGATCAATCAATCCATTTTTAAAGCTAGTCGCATATTGAGTAGCAAGATTTTTTAGGTGTGTAGGAATAGTAGGGTCACTTGTAAATTGCAAGAATGGATTTTCTTCTTGACCACCGCCACCAACAAATCCAGCTTTACGCAAGTCAGGAACAAGTTTAGCCATATTTGCTAATGCGGCTAATGGGTCTGGTGACATCATTGCTAATGCTTGCAATTTATTAGTATCAATGCTTCTTGTAGTTTGAGTAGGTTTAATTGCCATGTTTGGCATTAAATTACCCTCATCATCACGAGCATGGAAATTAGTTGGCTTACCATCAAATGTTACTTGTTCTGGTGTAGTTGTCGTAGTAAAGATTTGTGGTGCAAGTAAACGCATTTGCTTTTCTTGTTCACGTTTTACTTCATCTTCTTTACGCTTACGCAACATTTCTTCTAGTTGCGCTCTTTGAAGTTGATCTTGCAAACCACCTTGCATAGCAGTCCTATAGGCTTGCTGACCTTGCTGTAAGCCTTCAAGTACAGATGATGCACCACTACCGCCTTTAAATAGACGACCTGCTAGTGCATAGAGTGCTTGTGCTTGGGCTTCATCACGGCTCTTACCAATATCTTCTGGAGACATCCCCAAAAGACCCATAGTGTCCTGACCGCTAGTGCCAAATATGTCGAGTAATCCTGCCATGATTTATTCCTTATCCGCCACCAGTTAACCAATTACCAATTTCTGATAAACCTTTTGTACCGCCAATGTTTTTATAAATACCTGCCGCAGTAGCCGCACCACCCAATAGGTTTTGCCATCCAGATGCTTCAGGTGCAGAAGAACTAACTTGTTGCGCTCTAGTTAATGGGTTTCCATAAACACCAGATAGGAAGTTAGTTAGATTCTGCTGTGGCTGAGTTTGTTGATAATTAAACTTAGCAATATCAGCTTGTTGCTGTGCTCCAGTATAGCCTTCACGCATCTGACCAGCTTTAAGCATATTCTGAATATCGTTGTAATCAGCAGAAGCCATAGATGGTGCAGCCATAGTAGCGGCTTGTTGTCGTGTTCTCTCAGCATCGTAGTTCTGATAAGCGAGACTTCCAGCAGTATCGCTCAGAGCCTTAGCAAACTGACCACTAGCACCTTGTTGCATGGTATTCATAGCACCAGAACCATAGCGACCAGCTTTAGAAGCCGCAGAACCAATATCACCTAATGTTGTTTTAAACTTAGATTCAGCCGCTTGTGCAGCAGGATTAAAAGCACCTTGGAAGAATGGATTACCTTGCAAATAACCACCTTGAATAGTGTTTTGCAATTGTCCTTGAGCCGCACCAGTTAAAGGGCTACCCTGAGAGGCTCGTTGCTCCAAAGCCTGCAAACCAGTTTGAGTAGCTTGTGATGGGCTTACATAAGTCTGACCACCATAGTATTGAGGGCCACCGCCTTGATAGAGCTTTTGGGCTTCTTGCAAACCATAAGAAAGATATGGCTGAATTGTTGGATCAATATTGGATGTAGTTGCTGTTGCCATAGTTGGACTCGCAGTCGGTGTTGGTGCAGGAGCAGGTTGAGATACAGGTGTAGCTACTGGCGTAGGAGCTACTGGAGCAGGTGTAGCCATAGGAGCAGCCACAGGTGCAGGAGGAGGTGATGGCGCAGGCTGAGGTGTCACCACTGGAGCAGATGGCCCAGATATAGGAGTTTCTGGAATCAAACTCATGTAAAAGCCAGTTTCATCAGCAATACCATTATTAGGATTCATTATCCCTGTAGGCTCAAGAAACCCACCAATTTGAGGAGGTGGTGCTGTTACTGTATCTGGTGGACGAGGAATATCATTTGTTTCAGGTTGTGGCGTATAAACAGGCTCTGGCTGATAAACAGGCTCAGGCTGATAAATAGGCTCTGGAGGAGGTGTATATGAGGGAGGTGTATATACAGGCTGAGCCGCAGTATATGTAGTCCAATCTCCCATTTCACCTGAGTAATTTGTTGTTTGAACTTGATCTTGTCCTACTGGAGTTCCATCAAGAAAACTGTAACCTCCCCTACCATCTGGTCTTACTTCTGCTTGATAAGGCTCTGGTGCAGCGGGAGCATTGCCAGATAAAAAACTAGGCATTATAGGAGCTTCAAAGCCACCATCAGCAATTCCAGTATCCATTAGCGGATTCTGTCTATAGCTTCGCTCACCACCAAAGTAGTTACCTAAATCTTGCTCATCACCAAAGTCAAAACGCATCTATTCCTCCACAGAGTTCTGGATTGCGAGATGCGTCATCCTTAAACGCAATTATACATAAATCAGCCAATAACAACATATTTATAGGTCTTGTTAGCAGTTGAATTTGCAAAATGAGTAATAGTAGCAGTACCCTGTCCTTGGCTACTGGCGTAAACACCATTAAAAGTAGCACCACCACCTACTAAATTCATAGTTGCTATGACTGATGGAACAGCAGGTCTGGTTGGACTTGTGCTTGTGTCGAAATGCTCAATACTTACAGAAGTGCTAGTAGTACGCCAAATAATTTCAACATAATCATTAGCCGCCATGTCAACAAAGAAATTCAATGCTGCAATCAAATGGCTTGGGTCACCTGACGATTTTCTTGCTACCAAGTGAAATCTACTGTTTGAGTTTGCGATATTTGTTCCATTTTTGCGAAACCATACATCAACATCCTGACCATCGTTTGTGGTGTTCTTAAACTGAATGGAAAACTGTAAATTGTAGAGTCCTGCGTTTTTTACGTTTAATCTTGAATTATTTGATAACGTAACTCCATTAGAGAAGTCAGTTGTATTAAAGGTAATAGGGTAAGCAACAGTCGTACTAGCAGCAGTCTGGTCTGTAGAGTCCTGAAAAGCCCCATAAGGAATAGAATCAGCAAAGGCAGCATCAGATGTAGGGGCAAACAAAATAACGCTGTCTACGCCTATTCTTAGGTCATTCAGAGTGGTTGTAGTAGCACCACCAGTAGCCAGAGTTAGCGTTCCAGTATTGTTAGTCTTTCCATCCATGATTCCACGGATAATCTCAGCAGTTTGTCGCTGATCTCCACCAAAAGGAGGAAGCGTTCTAAACATTATCTAATCCCCTGACCTTGGAAATCTACATCTAAAGAAACAGCAGTTTTCCAGTTACCAGTAGGAGTTATCTGAAATTGATGGAAGTTTCCATTAGAACGCAAAGCTATACGATTATCAGAATCAGCCGCTTGAGCTGTACCAAATATAGGAGCTTCACTTAGTAGAGTCCTAGAGGCCACAGCAACATTAGCAGAGCCTCCATCAATCAATGGCCTTGCTAGGGTTACTACTGATCTACCACCAGCATTTAAGTCACCAGTTACGATATTCCCAGTAGCGTTAGCACCATTGTAGGTAACAACATATTTTCCATTTGTTCCACCAAGGAAATACTTTCCACCCATGTAAAGAATAGAGTCCAAACTAACTGTCAAAGCATCAATGCTAGAAGAAATAGAGTCTAAGTTTTCTAGTGTAGTAGCCGCAGTAGATGCGTCTGAAATGTAATCAGCACCAGCATCTCCATAAGTCCATTTCTGAGACTTAAAGTTATAAATCAATAGTTGACGATTACCAAATGTAGTTCTAAAGTTCCAGATAATTAGCTTACGAACAGGGTCAACAGCTGCAGACATTACGTTAAACTGACTCTCATCAGCGTTCTCAAAGAACCAGCGATCTACTTTTTCTGAGCCAATTCCTACGACATTCTGTCCATCACATGAGTAGAAACCATCGTCTGACAAAAAGAAAGTAATGCTCTGAACTTGGGCAATAGAACCAGCAGCGATACATCCCTTACCACGAGAGATAGTGTCAAACTGGAAAATGAAAGGAGTGCCGACATAACTCATTCGGCTGATTCCCTTTTCCAAAAGAATAATACCCACCTCACCACCACGAATTCCCATGATCTGACCACCATCAGGAATGTCTTGGTAATCAGCTTGAGTTACTTGATCTGCTGTCCAAGTTGTCTCATCATTGATGCCTGACCATTGAACCCTAGATGGATAGATAGTAGATGATTGATTGATAAATGCAGTAACTACAAAGTCACGCACGACAGTCAAATATCTACATATAGGCGCAGTAGCAGCCAAGTTTGAAAATGCTGATGAAGTACCTAATGTATAAACCTGCATTGGGTCACTAAAATTAGTCCCAATAATTGAGTTACCAAACTGAGTAAACCTGAACTTATCGCTGTATGCGTTTGGTGCATATCCACCAGCTTTAGACACATCAGTTAAAGCACCTACACCACTAACACTAAAAATCTTAGTAGTTCCAGCCGCAAACAGCTTAGTATCGTTAGTAGGTGTTTTCCCTGCTACCAATGTAGTAAGGTCTTCCGAGGCAATAGCAGAGAATGTAGCCGCAGTAGGAAGTGGGCCATAACCTACAGCCTGAGAAACAACATTCTTAGCATCAACCAAAGCACCAGTAATGCTAGGTTGGTCAGGCATCCACTCACCAAAGTTTAGTTTTGTCGTAGCCATGTATTACTTCCTTGAGCCTGAGTTGTCCATGTATTATCGTTAGCAGACACAGGTGTCCATGTATTTGTGTCACTCGATACTGTTGTCCAAGTGTTTGAATCGCTAGAGACAGGAGTCCAAGTATTCTGATCTTGAGCTACTGGAGTCCAGTTCTGTCCAAGAATATGCCCATTACCTGTGAATGTAGCAGTACCAGTTACAGATGCTATGCCAGCATAAATTGCGGAAGCTGAAGCAGTAACATTTGCATTAGTAGCAATGCTTGCATTACCTTCAGCGACTAAACCACCATTGGCAGTAACAGTTGCAGTAGCAGATATTTCTCCAGTTGCATTACGAACCCTGATTGCATCAGCAGTTGCAGTTGCATTAGCCGTGACACTTGCTACGCCATTTGCAACAACACCACCTAATGCAGTTACATCAGCATTTCCAGTAATAGCACCAGCACCAAACTGGACACGAGTTCCTGATGCACTTACATCAGCGTTAGCAGTAACACTACCACTAGAAAACTGAACACGAGTCGCATTTGCCGTAACTGTTGCATTAGCATCAATAGCACAAGAAGCAAACTGAACCCTAGCTCCATCGCATACAGCACTAGCATTAGCAGTAATGCTTGCACTAGCAAATTGAACCCTTACTGCATTAGCCGATACATCTGACGAACCATTTACTACTGCTACACCATTCTGCACTCTTACAGCATCAGCCGTTACGTTGGCAGATGCACTTACAGACCCATAGGCATCCCATAGGGTTACTGATGTTGTGTAGAGTGGACTATCGAGTGTGAGTGTTAAGTCATCAATGCTAGACTTTAAATTATCTAGCGAGTCAATCGTCCATGGTGGCAGTAAATCAGCCATCTCACGCCAATGTGACGCTCAATGAACCAGAAGCTACACGAAACACATCGCCAGTTGCAATAGTCTTAGATGCGTCTAGCGGTGTGTGATACAGCAAGTTACCAGTAGTCAAAGCATCACGTATTCCGATATGGGTAATCGTACCCCATGAGCCACCAGCTTGAGGAAACTCGATAGCCGCAGAATTGGTAGAAGCACCATTGCTAGGCGCACCAAAAGTCACAGACTGACGAGCATATGAAGTACCAGAACATTCAGTACCAGTATCAGCATCAGTTGGGTCAGTCGTATAAAGAGCCAAGTACACAGTTGTTGGTGCTGTGTATGCTGTTGCTCGGAGAGTTACGTTAATTAAAGCGTTCTCAAGATAGTTGCTCATTTCAGCCATAGATTCACCTTGTAGTTAATTTCATTGCCAATGGAACACCAGAATACTGAGTAGATTCGTCAGATTTAGTGAGTGAGGAAATTGCACGATCATACATAGAACCCCATGTATTGATTCGTCCATCGTTCATCAAGTAAGGCTCTGCCTCAACCAATGACGCATATAACAAAGCATCTGGTGCTGTTGTCAGGAATACGTTAGATGCGTTTGAAGAAGACAGATATGTTGGTGCAGCAAAGTACAACATTTTCAATGTGTATATGCCATCAGGAACAGGAGTTAATTGAAACTCATTTGCCAAAATTGTGTAAGACTTTGGAACACCAACTTGTGAAGTTTTTGGGTCATTAGACAAAGCAGATGGGCTTGAGTAACTTAGTGGCTGAATAGGATTTGTCATAACAACAAAATCACGAATCTCCAAGAAGTCACTAGGAATCTCAACAGTTGAATCACCAGATACAGAACTTGTCGTTACTGACTTCAACATCTGACGAATACGCAATTCTCTGCGTAGTCTGTTCTCAGCAAATGTAATAAAGTCAGGAATCTGAGTAGTTAGATCAGTACGAGCTAAATAACCCGCAATAGATGTTTTCAAATCAGAGTAAGTTGCGAAACTCATACTACTCCTGTCCGAGTTCTAAAAACTCTGTTATCTCTTTCGTTTAACCATGCTTTAAAACGCTTCTCATCCAGCACAGCAAAGCCACGCATAATTCCTTTAGCATTTAGGTCATCAATCACAGTCATCGGGATAGATGCAACCTTATTGCCAAACAATTCATCAGACCACTTTGATCTCTCATCATAAGAGTTGTACTCTTTTTTATTCTGCTCAATGATTGCAGATATATCCTGACGAGTTTCAATAACGATGCCACCATCACCATCGGCATGAACAGCAGTTTTTCTAAAGTTTTCCATACACTAATTCTAACAGTTTGTGCAGAAAAGAAAATGCCCCAGAGTATTAGTCTGAGGCATTTTTCGTAGTTACACCAGATTAAGGCGTAAGGTCGGCAATGATGCCATGCGCAGCTTCGTTCTTAACTTCCAAGGTGTACTCAGCCAACAATTGTGTTGACTCGTTGTCACCAGTCATAGCCAACTCATTGGTCTGGAAAGGACGCAAGTAAGCAATAGCAGCCATGTCGGGGTCAAGCACAAATGCAGTCTCATCGCATGAGTTGGTAGAAGTCATAAAGCGGTTAGGAACAACAGAAATTGTACCAAAATCGCTCAAATAAACGTCAGCCGCACCAATGATAGTTGTAGGAGCATTTGCAGGAGCCATGAAGCGTTGAGCAGCAATACCAGCAAAAGCAGAAACTACTTGCTTATGTGCAGGGTTGACCATCAACACTTTAGGGTTTCCACCAGAAGCATAAACTTGCTTAACAACAGCTTGCAACAAGGCTTCTGTGAAAGTGCGGTTTGTGCCGTTTGTACGAGCAGTAGTACCAGAAGCACCAGCAGAACCAGAAGTTCCGAAAGAGCCATTGGTAGCCAGCCATGCCTGCAAACCACCCAATTTACGAGCAGTAGAGGAGTTGCCGTTAGCAGCGACTTGGTTGCTCAATACAGAGGTTTCCATGTCACGCTTGATTTCAGCAGAAGCCTTAGCCAATTGATAAGCCTTTTCAG